TAACGTTTTGAATGGAGAGGTCCGTACCTTTAACCATCATTTGGCAGTTGATCTTGTGGAATCCTCCATCACCCACGACATACCCTGTCGTCATAGTTTGGCAAGCCATAGCGATATCATACGGGCGACCGTATTTTGTCGAAAGCGTACCAATACTATACTTTGTGTCACCCTTAATTGTTTGTGATGCACAAGTAACGGTTAGTCGCTGGTCGTCTGCTTTTGCCAGTGTCCAGGTATTTGCATAAATGCACTCAGAAAATCCACCCCATGAATATTTTGTGGCAATGCCAGCGGGTGCAAGCTCAATGCTGTTGTATGCAAATTGCGCGGCATAGGTGCCCGTTTTAATAGCGCTTACAATAGCGCCCGCAAGTAACTGATACCCTGCATCATTGGGGTGAATGTTGTCGGACGAAAACAGTGTATAATTGTGCATGATTTGCTCACATCCCGGCAGGTATGCACAGTTACTCTCACCACATGCGGCATATGCGGGCAGTACGTTATTGGCAATGTTGGCTCTGGCTTGCCTGTCCGGGCTCCATGCAATCATACCAATATGCACAATGGCATTAGGAAAATTTGTTTTGCAGAGCCCTGCAAAAGACGCAATGTCTGCCGTGATTGTGTTGCCGCTGTAGTTGTTGTCATTGTACCCGCCGAAAACATAAATATCGGTGATTTCAGCCGGGGCCGGGATTGTGGGTAATACGGATGTTACAAGGTCGGCAAATTTGTAGCCAACTCTGGAAAAACCATACCCGCCTTGACATGCTTTGTAATAATCGCCCGTTGCAAGGCCCAGAATTTGCGGCACTTTTTGGGACCACCCCATACCAGGACTTACACCGGCCCCCTCTCCCATTGAATAGCTGTCACCGACAAATAGGTACTTTTTTGGGCGGGCGATGCTATGCAGGCCGTCAATCTCGTTTTGGAGCTTTTTGTCCGCCTGCTCGCGGGCGTTCTGCTCTGCTGTGATAGCCTGCTTGCGGGCGTTCTGCTCTGCCGTAATAGCCTGCTCGCGGGCGTTCTGCTCTGCTGTGATGGCCTGCTGCAGCTGTGTATCTGCATGCTCACGGGCGGTAATTTCGTCGGCGATCTGCTGTCTGGCGGTGGTGTCCTTAACATGGTAGGGGACCGCGTCAATGTTCATTTTGTCGAAATCTGCCATTTTGACCTCCTTACTTAGAAGAAGCTGTGGCGTGTGTTGCGGTCGTAATTGTAATGGTTTCCGACGCGGGGGTATATTCTACAGTCACGCGGGAAAGCTTCTCAACCTCCTTAACTTTTTTCAGTGCCTCATTTGCCGTGGTTGCGGCATTAGAGGCTGCTGTGTTGGCGTTCTGTGCGTTGCTGCGGGCAGTGGGGTCTTTAACGGTAATATCCTGGCCGCCCAGATTAAAAGTAGTTACATCAGGCATAATAGTTACCTCCCTGTAATGGTGATGGTTTGGTCCTCGGGGCTGTACACATGTACATCCCCGCCGTATATGGTGCTTGCCGCACTGGGCGGGAATCCTAGGTTAATACTTGTATCGCTGGCCCGGTACCACGCAGTGGGCATATTGAACAGTCGGGAAATAAGGTCAACCACAGATACTTCGATGCAGTTTGTGCCAATAACCACAAGCGACGTCTGCGGGATGGGTTGGGGGTTTGTGCAAAGGACATCACCGACAAAAAACACGCTATTAGCAGGTAATTGTTCAGTAGCTGTCTGCCCGTTTTCCTGCTGCGGCACTGCCGTGATAGCATTTTTAAGCGGGTCAATAAAATTTTGTAACGTGAATACGGGGGTCCAGTAGTCAGTATTTGTGATCTGCACCCCCTGGGGGACGGGCTGAACGGAAAGATATGCAGTGCCGTCCTGCGGGTCCAGAACCAGGGTGTTTTGCGCGTACTGGCTGGTGATGTCCCACTTAATGGGATCCGCATACTTAATTGTATTGAGGCTAACAAAATTTGCAAGTTTCCGATTGAATTCATTAAGCGCCTCAATAATCCAATCTAGGTTCATATCGTGGAAATTGGTATAGGGTGCCTTGTGAATCGGATAAATGTCATTCATTCGCTGTCATCTCCTTAATATACCAGCAGGCAAAAGTTTGCCTGAATATCTGCAACGATCTTATTCACCGCGTTTTTGGCGGCCAGGGTCAGCTCCTTGGCAATCAGGTCTTGCGGGTCTTTGCCCGCCCGGCCCTTTTCGGTCACGGTGTCTTTGTACCTATCCTGCGCTTTGGTGGTCCCGTCATTGGTAGTTGTCTGGTCGTCGGTGGTTGTGTCGGTGCCGGTGCTGGTGATCTTGTTACCGGTGCCCAGGGTGGTGGTACTCTTTTCGGCGGGCACAAAGGTCCCGCTGTCAAAACCCGTCACATCCCTGGTAGTGTTGTCGCTGCCATTATTCTGGCCGATGGTGGTAAGGTCAGGGGTGCGGGTGGTTTTGCCTGCCACCACGTTTTTGCTGCTGTTGGTGCCGCTGTTGGTCCCCTTGTGCTCCACGGTCCTGGTGCGATCATCGGAGGCCAACACGTCATAGTCAAGGCCCAGGGCTTTTGCATACCGGGTCCAGCTGGGCAGCATGGTTTCCGAAAACACGCCCAAGGCCCTTTGCATGGTGGGGCCATCGGTATAAAGTACCTCCAGCTCCAACGTATCAAATAGCAGCTGGTTACATACCGCTTTTTTTGATACGCTGTCAGGGACTTTAAGGTCATCAAATAGCGCCGGGTATCCTGCCAGCAGCCCGTTAAAACTTAGTGTTGCGTGCATTGTTGGTCACCTCCTGCGTGCCCGTGTCGGGTGGGAATCTCCAATCAACCCACAGCTGCGATCTGTCAATCCCAAAAAGCTTGTGGACCCGCTCGCAGCTGCGCTGCAAGCTGTCCAGCCACAGCGACGCTTTTGCAGCCGTCTCCACGTTGTTGGAATTGACCTCATCGGTCAGCATGCGCTCTTTTTTGCTTGTGTTGGTGTTGGGGATACCGACTTCGGTATCAAAAAGCGCCTTGATGGTTTTTAACGCGGTCAGCAGCTCATTGGTAATAAAATTGCCTTTGAGGTCAGAGGAAAAGTACATCCACGGGGACTGCCCAGAGGCCCCGGTCTTGGAGGCTTTAAGCAAAGACGAATCGACGAAAACAGCGGGATTACCCTGCATGATCTCGTCAAACATTTTTTTGAAAGATTCTGCGCCCGCCTTGTTGCCGGCAGCAAACACATATGCAAGCCGGCTGTTGATTAGATTACTCTGGATGGTCTGGGCGGCAAGGGCCATCAGGTCCCCATAATATGCCACAATGTCCACCATGCCCCTATAGTCAGGCTGCAGGTTGATGATCTCGCACTGCTTGCCGATCTGCAGATACGGGGACCCTTTGATAAAGGGATTTGCAACGATTGAGTGCGTCGGATTATAAAAGATATTGATACCGGTAAGCCCCATGCGATCATATACCAGGCCATACCGGTCAGTGTTAAATACCGTCACACCGCCGGAGCCAAATACCAGGTATTGCAAGCGGTTACTGGGCCAGGTTTCGGGTAGCGTCCACCGGACCATAGACACGGCTTCCAAAAACAGGTATTTTCGGAAATAGTATGACAGGTTGTTGCCCTTAGTGTGCATGACAGACGGTGTTACCGGTGATACATGGGCATTGATCTGATCATAGCTATAGGGTGCACTCACAGCAGCTTGCCCCCCTTGCCATCTTAAACAGCAGCCACACCGGCAGCTTGCCGGTCGGCCACGGGCCCGGCCCCGGACCCGGCCCAGGTGGGTTGCCTGCATCCCATTCGACCTCCCAGGTCCCTACCTGGTTCGGGATTCCAAGAATAGCGGAGGGGTCTGATCTGTTCGCGGTCCCATAGCCGCCTACCCAGTATTCCCAGTGGGTGTGGATGCCGGTTACATTGCCCGTCCGGCCCTGCTCGCCGATATACTGGCCCCGGGTGATTGTTTCGCCGACCTTGTGAATCTGCCGGGCAAAATGAGCAGCAAGCCAATAGCTGTTATCGCTCATCTTAACTACGATGTAGTTGCCCCAGGAATCGTTGCCAGTTGTGCCGCCTTGCCATGTATGGGCTGTTACGACCGTACCGGCCATTGGTGCATATGCTTTGTGATCTTTGTGTACGGTGTCAATGCCGCCATGGGGGCTGCCGTCAGAGTATGCGGGATATGCTGCAGATACTCTAATGGGTGATACCCCCGTGATACATTGCTTATATACTGCCATTGTAAAACACCTCCTACTCAAGGAAAAAGCCGTTGCGCAAAAAGCTTTTGACGCTGTCGATCTCGGCAGCTGTCGCCGGTAAGGCAAGGTCGGGATCGTCCACCATGATAAAGCCCGGAATGGTGGACAGCTGCACACGCTGGCACAGGGGCCGGCCATGGTCCTCGTTGTTGTCGTCCGCGATAATTTTAAACCGGGCCACCATGTAGGGTGCCATATCAAAGGCGATTGTGGACCCTGTAGCACCTTTGCTTGCCACGTCCGCGTTAGTTGCTTGTGCTGCATTTAAAATACCGTTTCCAACGTCCGACAAAGTCCCACCAGATAATGCCGCCTGTAGGCCCCCGAACGCTGCAGCAAAACCGGTTTGGAGTAGCCCCCCACTGCCGGAGGGGATACCAAAGTTAATATTTGACAGCTGTATGGACACACCTAGTTTTGCGGTTGTCTCGTGCACCAGCTGCTTATTGTCGGTAAATATGCGCATAACGCAGTCCCCGGTAAAAAGGTCCGTCACATATTGTATAGATAATGTGGCAGCTCCCCACAATTTAGAGGCATCAAGGGGTATCACTCCAAAGGGCTGCAAATAAATAGTGTAGTCCGTGTAAGGGGCAACATTGCAATACTCGCCACGATTTGCCGCCTGGGGGTGCTTCGGAACAGTCACACTTACCGATTTTTTAAAGTTGTTGTTATCTTCGCCCAAAATCCACCCGGGGACATCCACAGACCACCACCCGACATCAATCTTAGCCACAAGCGGCAAATGCGCGGTGAGTTCAGCGATGTCAAATGGAAAATAGTTGCAACTTACAATATACTGATACGGATTGAAAAGGACCTTTGTCAAATTGTCGCTGATTTCGGAATTATCAATACTAAGGTATGACACATCAGTCAGCAATTTTGCAGATAGTTTTTTAGCGTTTCCGGGGGTCATAACTACATAGGTTATAGCTCCGATAGAGTTGGCATTTTTGGCAATAAACCCTATCACGAAAAAACCACCGCTGATTGTTTCAGCGAATCCACCTTGAAAAGAGGTGGTTACGCTCTGCACTTTGGCTGTCGCCGGGTAAAGGCCGTCTGAAATTGTACCATCATACTTGGCGGACGATCTCACCACATACTCGGTTGCGCTGCTGATCTGGTCCCGGTAACTTGCAAGGGTGTCAACGGTCAGCGATGCGATCCAGCGTGCATCCGAATATGTCCAGTTTTTAATCCAGTAATACCGGCCAAAGATAGGTATATTGCAATAATTGTACCCGGTGGGGTTACTCTCTGTTGCAATCTTGATTTCGGGGTCAATGATGGTACACGGGGATTTTAAGTTGATGTCAAACGTTCGCCCGCCGCTGGGCAGCTTGGTGCTATTGGAGCGCTTGTTGATCTGGTAAAATATTGCCTGCATGCTGCACACCTCCTTATAAAATAACCGGCAGGCAATGCCCGCCGGTGCCGGTCAGGACTTAGAGGGGTCTGCGTCCTTGTGCATAGTGGTTTTGAGGGTGGTGGCTTTGGCTGCGCGGCCCGTGCTGGGTGTGGTGACGTCACCGGCCGTCATCAAAAACAGGACGGCATTTTCGGTAAAGTCGTCATACCAACTCCACCCGTAATGATACCAGAAATTGGTATACAGGCCACGGGCGTTCATGGGCGTGGGGACGACGCGGGACAGCTTCGGGGTGTAGCCGATTGCATCCCAGTCAAGCAAGCATCCAAACACGTTGGTCAGCTGCACCGCTGCATTTTTGGTTGCCACACCGGCGGTACTGGTAACAACAGGGGTTGCGGAAATGGTTTCGCGCTCGTCGATGTCCTGCCAGAACGTGACCTGCTCCGCGTCGCGGTACCGCAACATCTCGTCGTGGAATACCTCGGGGATAACACGGGCATCAATCTGGCTCTGGGTGCCGCTGTACAAGTACAGGTGCTGGCGATCATACGGGGTATGACGCATAATGCTGTAGGTCTTGCTGCCGATCTCCCAGTTCTGGTGCCAGTTGATGGTGCGCTCTTTCATAAGGCGGGAAATGTCGTTGATACGTCCATATGCAAATTTTGCAAAACCGGGAAAATTGGCCTCCTTGTACACGTCCGCAACCGTCAGTTTGGTACCCTGCTGGGCGTTGTACTCATCCAGCAGGTAAATAACGCTTTTGGGGCTGGTGACCGTCATGCCGGTAAGGTGATTTGCCATCAGGTTGTTGGCAAGGTTGCGCCGGTCGGCCTCGATCTGGTTGGAGAGATGGAGCACAAAAGAGGACCAAAACTGTGCCAGTTCTTCCGGGCCCTTAAATGCCGCCTGCATCTGGGTGTCGGCCTGGGTATACACGCGGCTATAGTTGGTCTGGCCGTAATAGTTGGTCTGCAGGACCTGCGGCTTATGCACCTCGTACATGTCAACGCTCTGGCCATCTTCCAGCGCCCACGCCTCGTCAGTCACGGGGTCAGAATCGCAGAAATTGATCTTGCGGACATGGTTGGCCCAGTCGTCGCCGGTAACCTGCAGGCGCTTCATCGGCGCGTCATAGGGCCGCACCGCAAAAATAGTGCGGCCCAGCACCTGGCTGATTGCCTTGGTGTAGTTGTCGGGGCCGGTCAACAGTGTGGCCTGCGCGACAGACACAAAACTGGACGTGTCCACGATGGGCGACGTGGGCTCCTGGCCGGTTGCCTTCTTATTGATCTCGGTCAAAATTGCGGCAATATCCGCAAAACTCATACCAAGCGGCATATTATTTTACCTCCTGTCCAAAAGTAGGGTCAATAATGCGGGCCGTAACCGTGCTTGCATCGGCTGCAGGCTGCTGCTGGATACCAAGGCCCAGAGCGTTGGCCTGCATGGTCTGGGTCATGGTCTGCATTGCCTGGGTGGTGGACTGCTGGCCCTGCAGAATCTGCTGCAGCAGAGCTTCAAGGCCATCATACTGGCCGCTCGGCTGCAAGGGCTGAGGGGCAGGCTGCGGTGCGGGCTGCGCGATCTGCATGGCGGGCGGAGCCGCCAACGGCGGGACCTGCTGCGGGATAGCAGGATTCTGCACAGCTGCGGGGGCCGTCTGCGTGGGCTTGTCCATGGCTTCAATCTCGGCTTTGGTGTACCCGGCCATGGCAAGGGCCGCTTTTTCGCTGATTTTCAACTTTTGTCGCCTCCATAATAACGTACATGTCATTCGCCAGGCACTTAATCACCTGGTCTTTGTCGCCCTTGGTGACGGGGCCCACGGCACAGCACTGCCGCGTTCGGGCATCGTTGGCCCAGTCACTGTAGTAGCCCAGGCCCAAACGGGTGCACAAGTCAGCCAGCAAGTATGCACGTTCGTTCGTAATCGACTGGGCAAAAATAATATAGCATCCCATGGCGATCACCCTTTTTTAATGTCGTCCAAGGCCACACGCATTTCAGTAATAGCTGCCGTGTTTTCTTTGACGACCGTGTTGCACTGATACCACATCAGCAAAAATGCCGCGATCGGAAAACCCACGTTAGAAATAGCCTGTAAAACAGTGTTAGCATCCATTTTGTGCACCTCCGTAAAAAATATGAATAGAATAAAATCCCCGGTTCTTGCGCTGGCTGACGCCTGCCCGCCCCTTCTGGGGGCTGCCTTTGGGCACCGGGGATTATCTTTATTATATTCGATTGTTGGATAAAGTCAAGTGGCGCTGCAGTATTCCCGGAAAAATATTTCATCCGAATACCGCTCAAACTCAATTTGCCGCTGCAAATATGCGGGCCAGATATACCCATAAGCGGCCCGGAATCGTTTCCGCTCATAGTCGCCGGTGCCGTACATTGGCATTTCGCCGGAGCGGTGCCGACATACATAATAGACGGGTTTGCTTTTGTGCTCATAAATGCAGCACCGCCCGATCTGCACAAGTGGGTAATATTCGCGCAAGGGACGGGACGCCACAAGGCTTTTTTCCTCCGCGCTGTACTGGTTTTCGATTGCTGACCGGTAAAAGTCTGTTCCGCTCATGGACCGGTACAGGGCCGTATTTGCTTTTTCCTTGGCAATCGGACTGTCCACCAAGTCAATTAGCAGAATGCCCTTGTCTTTTAACAGCTTAACGCGCTCTTTTTTGCCGATCATCTTTTCTACCGTGTCGGTGATGTCCCATTGCATATAGTAAGGGTTTGCCATGCCCACGGCATTCGACATGCACAACAGCGTGATGGGTTTTTGCCCTTGCAATTCGCGGTTACGGTTGACCGTTTCGTATATGTTCGCCAGGCCCACACCCTCACCGCGCCGGTAATAGTCGGATTCCTCCTTTTGGTACTCATCCAGGATTATAATGTCAGTATTGGGGCTCGAAAAGCCACGGGTACGGGCCATCGTGACAACATTGCCAAGTACCCCCGACATCTGCGCCGGTCGAATAGGGACCCCGGTGTCAGTATAGGCCCCTGCGTTGCCCACCTCATACATGCCCGCAATTTTGGACATTTTGAAAGGTGCATAATGTGTTTGCAGGTCATTATTTAAGGGGGACCATGGCCACATAAGCGGCGATGAGCAGATCAATTCCGCCTGCTGTGGCGTGCGACGCAAGTACAAAAACTCTTCCTCTTTTTCGTGCACGTGCTTGAGGGCTCCATACGTTTTGCCGGTGCCGCGCCCGCCCCAGATAAAAATGATGGGGGCACCAGTGGATAGAATGCCGTCATCCTCTGAAAAGTTGGGCCAGCCCTCGTCTGTATAAAGCTTAATCATCAAACTACCTCCATGATCTTATACCCCAGTATCTTGGCATACTCGTCGGTGATACCCAAAGTATAGGTATTGTCACAGATACATAGGTTGCGGGTTATGTGGACCGTGTGGCCGTCAACTACAAAATCTGGGACCTTTGGGCGATCATTATAAATGACCTGGTTACCAGCTGCCAGGCAAAACGTAAAGCCTGGCTTAAAGGCATCAAACCCACCCCAAAGGGCCAGCTCCAGCCCGCCTTTGCGCTTGCTGACCCCGGCTATTGTGGTTGTAATCCTGCCGCCCTTGGTGTAGGTGGTGGCGTATTTTTTGGCACCCCAGGTCATAAACTCCGCATAACTGTGCTCCTGCTCGTACACGCCCATATAATGTACATGCCCTTTGGGGTCTGTAGCACAGGCACCATTATCTTTTGCAAGCTGTTTCACGGCCTTATTAAATTCCGTCAAGTCAATGTCGCCCATGTACTTGACGCTGTCAGTATCACAATACACGCCATTTTTGCCTGCGGCCCATTGTGCGATCTTGAGGCGCTTACGCGTGTGGGCCGTGGTCCAGACACCCCACTGATACGGCAAAAACAGATGGGGGCAGTGGTCGTTATAACTGCCCTCGGGGTCGTCGGTGCACTCGCTCCACAGGTTGTCGGGGTCGTCCTCGTCAAAAAGCGTATCCAGCTGCAGGGGATCTTGTGCTGTCATGCCGTAATAACTGTTTAAGTCGCCTTTGGCTTTGACATAATACAAATCTTGACCGGCTACACCTTTTAGGGACGTTTTGCCGGTGTAGCTCTCTTTTACGCAGTCTGTCAAGGGCGCTGGCAGCTTGCCATAATCGGACGTGTATAAGTCCAGCACATTGAGGGCGTCCCAGTCGTATTCCTTGGCAATAATTCTAAAATCAATATCTGTTATTGTGATCTCGAAATGATCTGCGGACAGCAGGCGGCCGTTGTCGTTTATGTACCCTTCACAATGCCGGACCTTTGCCAACGGTATGTAGGGGAATCCCCACCACTTATACCGTTGCCGTAATCCTTTGATCTGCAAGCGCATCAGGCAGGCTTTGCCGTGCCGCATACATTGCATAAGCCGCTGCACGGTGGCCGGCTCCTGCCGAAATGGCGACATCGGGAAATAGCATTCGCACTGCACCGCGGGGTAGGCGCTTGACATGTCGACGGACCCGACGTTCTCAAGATGCAGCCCAACATAATACCGATTTGCATGGGTGTCACCGCCCCGAAATGCTTCCCGCAACATCTGGTACAGTCCCCATGACGGCAGCAAGCGCTTGACCCGGTTAATGCCCCACTTGTACATTGCTTGCCGCGCCATGCGCCGGACGTATCCGGTTCGCGTCAATGGCAAAGTATACAGGTCGTCCCCGTCGCGCTCCATCTCAATTAGCAAGCACTCTACAATGCACCGCACATCATTGATACAGTATGCTAGTTCTGCGGAGGTCAACGGGGTCCAGGGGTACCGGACTTTGGAGTAGTCAAGGGTGCCTGTTAATTTTGCATGAGGTGCACCCAGCTGTTTGCCCCATGCGTCAAGGGACAGATTGCTGTGTTGCATACTGCACCGGTATTCTATGGCGCGGTTGTCACATTTCAAAACTCGGCGGGGTTTGCTGGCAAACACTTCACCGGGGCCAAAAGTCATGACCCCGGAAAGGTACTGAAACTCATGGGCCAGGTTATGCACATACATGCACAAATACCAGTTGCCTTGTGGGCCACTATTGGCCCACAAGTAGTCGCTGATCGCGTCGGTAAAATGTAACCATTCGTCCCAAGTGCGGCCTATGATGGTGACATCTAGCCCTAGCTGACATTGCCAGATATACATGATAGTGTGGGGGTTGCCGTCTGCATCGGCACAAACTCGGCTGGTCTCAATATCAAACGCGCACGGCATATTAACGTACAGCCGCTTTTTGTTGGTCTTGCGCTTTTTACCCTTGGTGTGCTTGCAATCTAAGTGCTCCATGAGCCAGGGCACGGGATTGTAATTACAAGCCTCCACCAAAACCTCCGCGCAGGTCGGCAGAGCTGCTGCCGTCGCTATAGTCCCAGTCTTTGCCATAACTGACCTCACCTTGCTGCCACTTAACAAAATCGTCAATGCTGACATTATAGCCGCCTTTTTCGCGCCAGTACATGACTGGCTGATCTGACGGATAATAGTACACACCGGAGGCTTTAACGATCTCCCACCATTCTGACAGGGCCGTGTACTGATCTTCGGGGACTTCGGACACGTCGATGCCTCCGACTTTCATTTTTTCGGCAAATTCCTCACGGGCTCCGCCCACAGTGGACCCCTTGGCGCGGACAAACCGCGCAACATCGGCAAGGGCTTGTTCAAGCGCTTTGCGATCTCCGCGCATTGCTTTGATGGTAGGGAAGCCTCCGGCAAATTCTTTATAAATGTCGCTCGTGCTGCTGATGGGGTCCTTTGACAGTCGCTTGATACGTTTCTGGGCAATGTCACGCAATCGCGTGTATTCCTTGCGCATCTCGCGGTCAGGCCATGATTCTAGGGCATACGGGGTATATAGTTCCGCGTCATATTTAAGTGTTGCGCTTGCTTTGGCTGCACCTACGGCCATGCTTCTCACGTTCCTTTCTTTCCAATATCATCAGATACCAGTCTAGGGGATCTGTTTCAATGCCAAGATACCAAAACAGGGACCGAGCCCAGTCGGAACAAAAAAACTTCACATCCTTTTCGATCACTCCGCTGTATACAATGGCCATTGCAAGGGCCTCTATAGGTTTTTCACTTTCCAGCAGTATGGACCTGTTAATTCTTTTCATGATGATCTCCTAACAAAAAGGCCACAGCACTTAGTGCTGTGGCCACCGGTCAAATTAAACCAGGTACAGGGACAGGACCTGACCCTTCTTGGTGCTGATCAGCACGGGCTTGATCTTCACAGGTTCGGCCCAGGTGTCCGGGGTGCCCAGCAGCGTAAACATGCGTTTGAGCGACTGGTAAACACCGACGGACACACACGCGTACGACTGGCCGTCCTCCGTGATGAGGACGATACGCGGGGCGATCACCTTGTCCTCCGGTGCATCCTCCTTGCTGACCTCCACGCATTCCACGGACACATGCACCAAGGACAGTACCTCGTTGACGTGCTCTTTCAGCTTGTTGACGGGGTTGCTTGTCGCGTTATAAAACGCAACTGCTGCAGAGCGGTCAGTAAGATTCATGTCGGTGTACCCAAGACCGGTATTCATCACATCAGCCACCGTCATAGCGGTACCAGTGTTTTCGGATTTGGTCATTGCTTCAGACATAATACAAAACTCCTTTCATTTGGCCCTGTCATCATCAGTACCGGGCGGGCGGTCCCGGTAGACGGCCCGGAGGGCCGTTTCGACTAATGCTGAAAAATTTGTGCATATTTTCTGTACATCTTTTCGGCCCCATCTCGTACAAGGGTAGCACCCCGACGCATTAAACATACCTCTGCACTGTTGCCTTTAAGCAATTCAACTTGTTCAGCGCAATGACTAAGAGCTTGCCGGTACCCAGACAGCCACGAGCGATTATTAGCAACTCTAATAGCGTTCTCGGAATCCTCATACTCGCAGCACGTCACATGACCATCCGGGTGGATTTCAACGATAAACTTGCGCATTTCCATCTGTCACATCTCCTTAAAGCTCCATTCGGCATTCAAAGCCTCTTCAAAATCGGGGTTGCTGCCGTTACATGCTTCGGTGGCATAGTCGTCAATGTAGTGGACATCTTCCACCAAGTAGGCACCATCAGCATCACGGTCAAGGGACCCGGCATTCAGGTACTCTTCGACGAAATCCATGCCGGTGTTATTGTCATACATATGGACCTCTGCAGTATGGCCCAGTGCGTCTTTAATAATCATGGTAATTATCTCCTTTCATCCAAGGGCTGATCTGAATGGGCCCGGTCGGGCCATCCGGTGTGGCCTCTTTCTTGGTACAATTATAGTGTACCACATTCTATAGTACATATGTTGCTATATAACATTGTAAACCGTGCAAATATTGCTACATTGACCCACTCCCCTCCCCATCCGGTGCTATAGATGCGGGCACTAGCAGATTGCACAAAAATATATGCGGTTGGGGGAAAAATTTTGTGCAAAATGCTATTAC